CTCGTTTGTCTCTCTTCTTTAAGTGTTGTAGATAGGGACCCATGAGTCCATGTTAGGTTGACAAGTTATGGTCCAATTTTGCACGTGAGTGGAACTTATCTCAGCGTTGTCAATAGAAATCGAGAACCAAGCGCGGCTACCTGTGGATATCGACATGCGCATCCAAGTTGAACCTTTAACATTGGTCACCTCGACTCCGGCTGCATAACTACCAGTCCAGAAATTCCAACAGCTATCAACCGTCAAATTTTCCGAAGTGGTAACCGTGTAAACCGGTTGAGCCGCTGCGACAGGAGTTACATCCACGTACAAAGGCATAAGTACGAATATCTCTTTGCAGATATCCGTATCTAAATAATAAGCTACTTGAGTGTCGTCGTCTTCCGTAAAAGGTTCGAAAGTACGATCGATCACCTCATCTCTTCTTAAACGAGCGGTACGCTGCATAACCGCGCCACCAAATTTAGAAGCACTAATATGCTCCTTAATTGCAGTAATCAACTGAGGAGTAATCCGTGCAGGAAAATACGTGGCAGTAGTATTATACGCGTCACCATGCATAAAACCATTTACCTGCTGAACAACTTCAGCAGCCTGCTGGCAAGTGGTGAGAGCTTGATTGGCCACTTCTCCCAAAGGATTAGCAGCACTAATTCCCACCGCAGGATCAGCCGATTTCATCTTAGTAGTCACCGCGTAAGTGTTAGTAGCAGGCTCAGCATCATAGAAAGTAACATCATACGACACATATAGAGCACCCGCCAATACATCAGTCATAGCTCGAGCATTCAGAACGAATCTACCCACGTCATTCAATCTATCGGCACTTCCTGCGCTATTACAATAATAGCGATGCGTTGCCTGAATGACGGCTGCCGTTTCAAAATAACAATTGGCAGGAGCATATAAATGAGTACTAACTGCACCTCGCATACTAGCAAGATTAGCCGGCGAGATCCCAGCAGGATCATCTGTTGGATCATAATCGATAGCCATCACTAACTCACCAGCCGTTGTAGTCGGACAAGTGGGTTTATATTCAAATGACAATCGATTGAAACGATACATATCAAACGCTGTAGCTAAGGTATTTAACCAAGGAAAAACATCAGCTCTTCGAGGATTAATTATCATAGATACAGGCGTGTTAGCCGTAGTGGCTGTCAAATTGGCAATCCTCTCGCGATGAGTTAATCTCACTGTAAGAGGCAAATTTCTAATTGGCGTCGGATCTAATTGTATCCCAACGCCAGCCGTCATACGACGGCGTGGTCTTTGTTTACGCGTTCTTTTCGGAACGGTCTTCTTTACTTGTCTGGACTTCTGTCCTTTCAACATTTTTAAGAGAGACGACCCGTCTTAACCATAATCCACCTCCGCCATTCTTTGGAATAGCGGATGAGAAAAGAAACAAGGAAATTTAACTACTTTAAGTACTTCTTCTACTTGCTCTATGGTTCCTGGTTGAGTATGATAGAAACCTGCATAATAATCAACAAGAGGATGATTGAGATCTTCAATAAGATGACGATCATCCATATAAACTTGAGTTTCATGTTCCGTCCGTGTACCACGCGGAAAGCGATTACATAAGATGCGAATAATCGGCACCAAACGTGCTTCCCACATAGTTGCAACCAAATTTGATACATGTTGGTGGATAGAACTGCGTATATCTTTAGAATATATTTGCACTGGATCACCTTTTATCACCCCGATCTTCAATATACGAGATGGAAAGGGTAACCAAGTACGCCGTAAAACTCCATTGTTAATAACAAGAGGAAAACTACCTTTCAAGAAAGTAATCTCCTCTATTGTTGATTCTTCAAGTTTCATATCTAAACCCAATCGTACGAAACCGTCTTTAATATTACCTCCAAGTATAGATTGAACCCAAGCGGCCATCATTACTATGGTATTACCAAGACTAGTATCGGGGCCACCAGTATCGCGCATAGGACGCTGTTTACGTGTTATCAACAAACACCCCGAATGATCACGATAAAAATAAGGCCAAGCAGATACCGCATTTAATAAGTCAGCGATATCTCTAGGCATACCTAAATCAACCAACATATTACGTTGAAAATAAAGCGGGCCGAAAGATTGAGATTGATCAAAAGCCGAAGCATCAGCTCTAAACCATTTCCCCAATGAATAGACCACTGAATCATCGCCCGCTACTATAATATGATGAATATCTGGATGATCTTGAGCATATTGAATCCAATCATCCAGAGCTGATGCAATCATACCCGGTCCATAAACTAAAGAAAATTTCTGACCAGATATGATCCATACTTTTTGTATGCACCATTCTTGTTTGATACGAGCGGAAGCTATACGAACATAAGGTCCAGCTTCCACTTGTATCAATGGTGGAACATTAGCTATAAGACGAGGTTTCAAATCCACTAAAGGACGTATACAAACTTCGTCTTTCTTAACAAAAACTTCAACACGAGGTCGAGGTACTGCGCCTCGTAATTTCATTTGATAAGTGTCACAATACAACTGATATTTCTTATGATCGGTTTGACGAAAATGCTCTAGCCAAACGTCTAAAGCTTCTTCATATCCTATAGCGGAATGAGAAGGCATCGTTAAAGCCATATTGACCCACGCTTTTTCTTGTAAACGCGGGTCCATCGGTGGAGCTCGTAAAATACGAGTCTCCACCGCAGCAATGAGCATTTTCGGACCCCCATCGGGTACATAACTGGGTACGTTAGTCGCTAACCAGTGATATACTCTACAGGTAGGTCGATCATACGGTTGTAGAGATGACAAAACATGTTTAGTCAGGATAGGATCCTGAGAAGGTAATCGATAATGAGCTGAACCTTGACGGTGAACATACCCGTCTTGTAGATTCAGCTGTTCGACATATGTATCTTCTATTGGTTGACGCACATGCCAATTATCTACATATAAATTTTGTTTAACTGCTCGCCAATGAAGCATAGCGGGACGAAAACGATAGCCTGTATAATAAGCTAAAGCGTTATATCCCATATGCAAAGGCAAGCGATATTTCAAAGGTAATAAAGCTGTGGCTAAATGAAAGAGACCATTGATAGGAGAAATAGTTATGGCTTCGGTTGCTGCCAAAGCTACCGCTGCCGTGTAATTAGTTTTAACTACTTCTTCTATCAATGGTCCCACCACAGTTACTGTCATTATATTCACCGGTATAGGTAAATAAGCGATAGCTAACATGGCCGGTCGCCTCGGAACTAAAAGATGAGCATAACGACGTAATTTATAAGCTATAAATATAGTCGCTATCAAAGCTAATCCCGTCGTCCATCGAGGCAACTGTATCGTATTAGGTTCTCGCACCGGTATACGCATAGCAGTATTCCAACGAGTAGAATTCTCCGCGGTTTCATTCATAACGTCTGCTAAATCAGAAGCTCTGATTTCAGACATATATTCCCAAGCCGCGAGAATCAATAATTCTCTTTCGTTTATCACATACAAAGGAAATTCTGTGATAAAACGTTCATAATGAGAGTTGAAATATTCATTTATCTTCAAGCCGGCTCCTTGAAAATTCCAACTAGTCGCAGTTCTAGCGTATAGAAAGCGTCTAGCTTGTTCTAAGTCGGCCGCATTAACTTGCACAGTCCTTTGAAAAAACCGTGCGATAAAATAACTAAATCTAGATGCGTTCACTAAATCTGCGAACCATCGAAAAGGGTACGTATGTACCTGTACCGTCTGAATACGATCGTCGTATGCTTGCGGTTCTCCCCTTCCAGGAATAAACTCAACTAGAAAGAGATTGCGCAAACGATATGCGACGCGCCAATGTTTCAAGGCGTTACCACCAGGATAAGTATAATGGGTCATGTTCAAATGCCTATAACTCAGAGATTCTATTCTCTCCTCTACTTCGTTGTCGAAACAATACCAAGCGCTATATTCATCATTTCCGAATTTACCCAAAGTTCTGTGTATAACACAATACTTAGTATCTTCGTCTATTTCGTGAGGAAGTATAACAACTTGATTTCGCTCCAACTCCGGCAGTAGATGGTAGAGAACAGCTTGATCGAGTAAACTATCGATCAACTTACGGCTCGTCTCCGATATCGACGGGCTAATATCTTCTGTTTTCTTATCTTTTACTCCAGCAGCTATTTTAACTGAATCGCTTCTAACGGATACATCCGTCATAATCGTTTCCGTCTTCCTCGTTGCTGGTCCACTTATATTCTCGGATCGAGTGGGAGTACTGGTGACTGCAGGAACAGCAGCCACTTTAGAAACTGCACAGGGGCCAGTTTCCAACAAAGATCGAATGTCTTTAGGAGTCTTCGGACGTAATCTCCGTTCTTCACTCCTCAAAAAGGCACTCAATCTATCTCGGTTCCTTCGCACTTCACTTACCAAAGCACAGTAAGCACAAGCACGAACGGCGCAAGCTTTCGCGTGAATTCTTAATTTATCATCACACGCGTCAGCTTTCGCTTTCAGTTCACGCACAGTCTCTATCTTCTTGGCTCTCAGATCGCCTTGGATCAACTTGTCAACTTCAAAACATTCTTCGTAATCTCGACGAGAATACAATGTTTCTGGTTGACCTGTGATCTCTTTCAATACTGCAGCCATAGCGGATAAATCCAGTGTGAACTCTATATTTT